TCGTCAGACATCATGTTAAGGTTAACACGAATGAGTGGCTTACTGAACTTAGCACAGATCTGCTCGATCATTGTAGATTTGCCGTTACCCGTAGGGCCGGAAATATAAGATGGATAGAATAATCCAGCTTTAATGATTTGCTCGAGATCCGAGTAATTGCCAAATGGTACATAGTTAGGATCCTTGGCTGGGATCAATGTTTCAGGCTTATCAAAGTTCACGATAGCTGCGCTTTCAGTTTTAGTCGGTGTTACCACAGACAAGATTGGTTTAGGGATAACTGTAGGCACCTTGACGTTATAAACACCGCGTGATACCTGACCTGCGATCATGAACCATGGCATGGTATCATAACCTAAAGAATTTACCACAGCCATGAGGTCGGTCTTGCTGATCTCAGGGTTGCTAGCCAGACTTGGATAAGTCTCAAATAGCTTAGCTTGTAGTTCTGTTTTTTGTTCACTTTTATATCTCATAATATACTCTCCGTCTCAATTAATATAACCATTATATCCTGAATTGCATTTAATGTACATAGGCCCTAACTTATTGATTTGTATAGGCCTTTTATGTAAGTTATTGATTTCATTAGGCAATTAAACCTACAAAAGAATTCAATAATATGCGACTAGTCTTCTTATTTGAAAGCTTCTTGGTCAGCTCCCGGGCGATCCTGGATGCGCTTTCCCCCTTGGATATAGTAAGCTCTGACTCATCCTCAATCTTAGTCCTGGATTCAGCTATGACGAACAATTCGTCCCGGCCAGTATCAGACATTGTAGCATAGCCGTTCTTACGCATCTCCTTCTTCATATTTTCAATCGCATACATAGACACATGTGAACCGTGGCCGTAGTGAGCTACGAATGCATTGTGTAGGTAACGATATGTAGGACGAGTGATGTAGAAGCCTACGGTTGTGATCTGATGTCTACCTTTAATCATCTGTAAGAGTGACTTAGTTTGCTCAGCACTCTCAGACATCGGGTAGTTCTTACGTGTTACCGTATCAGATAAGAATGGCTTAACAGTGATATAAGCTTTATAATCAGCTGTCGATTGGCGGCGCATCCTAATTTGATCTACACCAGTTCTTAAGAATTCACCTTCACCATCAGATAGCGTGATGAGTGTCATCTTTTCTGCACCGTTCTTACTCTTAAATTCTGGGATATAGTTGTATAACCATGCTAATGCTGCATTAAGTGGTGTACCAGAGGTTTTAAGGTTACCTATATGATGGAACCAACGTGATAAGCTTAATGTCACCATCTTATTGAATTCTGATTGAGTCATCTTAGATGAGAATAACTCAAGCATAGCAAGACCATAGATATCAACTTCGCTATCACTAGCCACGATCTTACGAGTGCCGTCTTCGTTTCTGTAACGACGATCAGACCAACCATTTGAGAATGCAAATACTTGGAATGGGATCTGAGCACCTCGACAAAACATTGCTAATGAGATAACTTGTTCGATCGTTGGTTTTAACACATGATCCATTGAAGCTGACCAGTCAAGTAAGAAGATCATGCCATGGTTTTTACCGTTAGGGATAGACATCACTTGTTTGAAGATGTCATCGTTTAACTTATAAGCATATAGCTTCTTACCGTCTAATGAACCAGTTTTGCCGATCTTAGCACGTTTATAGTTTTGTGCTGACTTACGCATCTCGAATTCTTTAACTAAGTAGCTAACAACGTTCTTAGATGATGCTTTAAACTTATCAGCATCTTCGATGGCTGTGTCTGATAGCAGACCGTCACCCCCGTTATTCTTATAATTATCATCACATGTCGCGAACTCTTCAAATACTTCCTTGTATGTAACTAAAGGACTTACTGGAAACTGTTTAGGGATAGTGACGTACTTGTATTCGATTGAAGTATCAGCTAACTCTTCGATCTTGTTTTTTAGGTTCTTTTCTGTTTGTGACTCTAACTGATCTTCGAGGCTGTCTTCAAGGTCTTGTAAAGTATCTTGACTTGGTGAAGGCTGCTGGTTTTGTTCGGTGTCATCTGAGTCATCAGCTTCTTCTTCGTCACCAGATACTTCTTCAAAGTCTTGATCTTGAGGTTGATTATCTGGTTCCTCTTCTTCGTCTTCTTCAAACTCGTGATCGTCTGACTGTGCTTTCATCTCTTCAAGCTTGTCTTCCATAGCTTTCTTAGAATAGTCATAGATCTCTTTAGCTAGTGTGATAACGTCGTCACATGTTTCAGTCTCTTCAGCACGACGAACAAATGCTTTCTCTTCAGGTGTAAACTCTACACCGCAAGCATAACCAGCTTTAAAATATAGGTTGATCTTGTCGATCAATAACATATCCTTAAAGTTACCGTTTGCGATACCAAAGAAGTCGCGCGTGTTTAATTCTTTATATCCTGCGTTGAATGACTTACGCAAACCAGGATAACGACGCTTCATTAGTTTTTCGATACGTACGTCTTCGAGCACGTTCATGTAACCAGAGAAGTGCGCTAGGTCTTTATAAGGGTTTTTAGTTGAATACTCTTCAAGAGTAGTGTAAAGTGCGTGACCTACTTCATGACCAACTAACATATCTAAAAGATCGTCAGTCATGTCCTTCCATTGTGGAAGTCTTAGGACACGATTTTTGATGTCAAACGAGGCAGTTCTTACAGCCCCCTGGATAACAGTAAGGTTTTCGTTTGCTAATAATTTTGCTACTAAGTCTGTTTTGCTATTCATCAATCTCTCCAATTAATATAACCATTATACCCTAATTTGTATTTAATGTACATAGGCCCTAAGTTATTGATTTGTATAGGATTATTATATAAGTTATTGATTATATTGGATTTACTTCATGTAAGGTTATTTGCTGTTTGGTGAGCTCTGGGTGAGCTTGGACGAATGAGTTTAATAGTTCTATTGAAGTAAATAATTCAATGAATTGGTGGTTAGTTTCTGTGATAGTTGCATGTAATATATAAATGTTCATTTTCTCTCCTCAAAGAATCATTATACCCTGATTCCTATTTAATGTACATAGGTATAGGTGTCACGCAGGACCAGGGATCCGGGGTACCAGCATATAACCATTATGCCACAAATAAGGATTAATGTACATAGGCCAGTTTAAAAATAAACCCACAAATCAACCAATGGTTGACCTATGAGTTGGTAATTAAACTGGAGAAGTCGTTGGTCTTTTCAAAGCGGATGTTATTCTTAAACTTATCAAGAAGCACGTCGCCTTTATGGGATATAACGAACACATTGGTGTTTTCGCCCAACGTATCCATTACGGATAGGAAGTAATCAGTACCAGCCACATCAAGACTAGAGTCGAAGATCTCGTCTAGTAATAACAAGTTGGTGTTCACTGAGTTCTTCATCTTAGCGATCTGACGCCAAGTGAATAGGATTGCCAAGTCGATACGCATCTTCTCACCTTCTGAGAACGAAGCATACGTGAACTCATCTCTGAACCTAGATTTGATAGACTCATTGAACGATTCATCAAGCTCGAACTTAACGAAGAAGTCCATTGCGGATAGATACATGTTGATTAGCTTGTTCATTGCTGGTAGGTATTCGCGGATGATCGTGGTCTTGATACCAGTATCCTTAAGCAATACGCCTGCGATCTCTTGTAGTTGTTTCTCTTTAACCAATTCCATCTTTACTTCATTCTTTGCTAACGCATCATTAGCTAGCAACTTGATCTTATCTTTCTCTGCATCGATGTCACCTTGTACAGATAACTCGTTGATCTCTTTCTCAAGTTGTTGGTTTGCTTTGATAAGCATGTTCATAGCATTGATCTCTGTAGAGATAGAGATGTTCTTATCTTGGATTTGGTTTAAGATATCTTGTTTCTGCTGCAGATCTGCACTCAACTTAGTATAAGCAGAGTTAAGTGTATCCATGTTATCAGTAATTTGTTTCTTATTACTTGATATCTTTTGAATGATCTTATCTTTATGGTCGTGTTGGATGCCTTGCTCACATGATGGACACGTCTCGTTACTTGTAAAGAACTCGATATGCTCATCAACTTGTGTAAGCTTTTGTGATAGCTTATTCATGTTTGACTTACACATTTCAATATTCTTATCTACTTCGGCTTTCTCATGTAGTTGTGTATTGAGTGCCTCTACATCTTTGTTAAGTAGATCCACAAGCTGCGTCTTATCGTTTATCTCAATGATGTTAGCATCGATCTTATCTCGTAACACCTTAACGTTTTGATCTTTAGAGTTTTGTAATGAATCGATTAAACTCTTTTGAGCTTTAGCTTGTTCAGTGATGATACGGATCTCAGTCTCTATAGCTGATAGACCTTCTTTATTCTCAGCGATCTTCTCTTTGAGGATCGTATTCATAGTGGAGAATACCTTGATGTCAAGGATATCTTCGATGACTTCACGGCGTTGCCACACGGGTAACTGCATGAACGGTACAAAGGAAGCAGATCCTAATATCACTACCTGGGTGAAGGTTTTATAATTAAGTTTTAGGATCTGCTGTTCGAGGACTTTTTGATAATCTTTTACGGCTGCATCTTGATTGATGATGGTTCCGTTCTGATATATCTCAAAGATATTAGGTTTGACACCACGCACGACTCTATACTCTGTAGGACCAATAGCAAACTCTATCTCAACGACACAGTTCTTTTGGTTAATAGAGTTGACGAGTTGGTTCTTGTTGATGTCTCGAAATGGTTTATTGAACAGAGAGAAGGTAAGTGCATCAAGGATAGTGGACTTACCTTCTCCGTTCTTCCCAACTATTAAGGTTGTTGGGTGACCGTTGAGCTCTACTTTATTTGGAACATTGCCAGTTGATAGAAAGTTTTTCCAACTGACAGACTTAAATATAATCAAACAACCTCCTGGTTTATTGCTTCAAGATATAACCCTTTTACAAAGGTTTTAATAGATTCTTTATCTCCTTCCGTTTGGACGGAATCAATATAATTACCAAGAATACTAAGAGTATCCTCGAGATTAATTTCAGCATCGATGGTCCCTTCATTGAACTCCGAGAGGTCTTCGATAATTTTAACTTCATATGGTTCTTGTTCGTACATCAAGTTAACGAAGCGATCAAACTTATATAAGTCTGTCTTGTTTACTACAACTAACTTGACGTATTTGTCCTTTATTGTTATTGTATTTGGATCTAATGGTTCTTGATCTTTGTCATTGTAAAGTATTTTCTCATGTATTGTAAATGGATTCTGAATGAATTGTAAAGATCTTGATTCAGTATCAAATATAGAAAATCCTTTTGGATCATCTGCATCTTGCCATGTCATCTCATACGGTGTGCCCACATACTCAATGTTTTCAGCCTTAGAACGTGTATGATAATGACCTGACCATACACGTTCATACTTTGCAAACATATCATGTGATAGGCCTTCTTCAGAATGCATACCGCGATACATCGGGAATCCAGCAATCTCAAAGTGGCCAGCACAGATATCAGACTTACTATTATCTATGAAGTCGAATACTTCTTTCTCATTCTCTTTACAGATCCATGGAATAAGATCAAATGTAGTACCATCAATATCTATTGTACTGGGTTTGTCAATTAAAGTAAAATTATATTCACCTAAGATAGAACCTGTTGAGGATACCGCAAGCGATTCTTTCCAAAAGATATCGTGGTTACCTAATAAGGTATAGAACTTGATTGGTCTTTTCTTTAGTTCATCAAAGAAGTACTTCTTACATTCAACTAGTGTGTTGAAGTTGATAAACTTGCGACGATCAAATAGGTCGCCAAGTTGGATGAGATGTTCGATCTTATGTTCATCAAGGTATGGGAAGAATACTTCATCATAGAACTTCTTCATGTATGCATGGAACTTTAACGAGTCTCCACGTGCACCAAAATGGGTATCACCTAATATTGCTATCTTAGTCATCTAGTTCACTCTCAATAAATGTATCAAGGGTTATAGTTTCTTTTGCTACTTTCTTTTTCTTCTTATTCTTCATGCGTTCTTCAAATCCATCATCAAACGTACCGTGTTGCTGCATGAACCCGATGTAGGAGTTTTCAAAGTCCTCATCATGATCTGATCCTTGTGTTGAGAAGGATTCTACTGTTACATCACGTATTAGTTTACCGCGAATGTATGATTGTTTCTTTTCTTTTTCTATGCGGCGAAGGAATGCATAGTAGATGATCTGTGTAAAGTACGCGAATGGGTTGGATGATTTTTCTGGATCGAAGTTATCAAAGTACATGATACAGTTCTCGATGCCGTCGAGGATCATGTCGTCTTTATAGCTATAGTTAATAAAATTAGGCCTATTAGCCAACTTTGTAGCTATTTTAAGTATGCATTCACCAAGATAATTTGATAGCTGAGGTTTTGGATCACCACATGCTTCGGCTTCTGCGCATTGCTTTTTATACTTTTTAACTGCGTCTAAGAAGTCTGGATTGTTGACATAATGTCGTTTAATCTTTTCGGTCATTCAATTCACCTTTATTAATATAAAATCATTATACATCAAGATGGGTATAATGTACAATTAATATCTACTCATAAAATAATTTTACTTTAATTGTACATTGTAGTATTATGACTGTATGGGGTCTTTCATGTGGTTAGTGTAATGTCTTATTACCATCGATGTTAATTGGTGGTAAATCTTCTAAATCTTCTCTTAACTTATCTCTAAACATCCTTTGTAGTTTATCAGTTAGATCTTGTAGTTCGTTCGGGTCATAGGGAATAGGGGTTTGGGTATTTTGGCCAACAAAGTCATCTATAGCACGGTTATACTCTTCTTCATACCGAGCATCTAAGTCCTTCATGAATATGACTTGGTTCTTTTGAAATGCATACTCATCATCTGCTGAGAAGTAAGTATACGGTTGGAGGGTTATTGACTCTGCCATCTGACCATTTGGTCCACGGATTGGGAACCGTTTAACAGTCATAGGAAATAATACTGAGATTTGATAATCGTCTTCGCCGATAAGATGAGCTACTATCTCTTCAGCGCTAATTAACTTAAACACTACGTATCTGTCGGTGTGCATTATAGGTTTACCTCATGGACTTTATAGTCAAACTTTTCTTCTGAGTATATCTTAACGCGTTCAACAAAGTGGTTCAATGTATGGTTCTTTCTCGATTTGTGTTGAATATCATCTGCGATATCGAATAGTTTTAGATGAGTCTTACCATCTTTTAATCTTAAACCACGACCAATGGATTGGAGGTTACGGATCTTAGACTTAGTAGGAGAGGCAAATATAATATTCTCTATGCTAGGTATATTTATACCCGTTGAAAACGTAGCATAGGAAGCAACGATGATCGTGTTATCACCCTTCTCGGTATTCTTACGGATATCCTCACGGTCTAATGTCTCTACCCCACCATGCACGATGTATACGTTCTTATCTGGCGCCTTAGCTTTGATCGCCTCATATAATGGTATGCCGTGTTTTTCCACGAACTGAAATAGCACGAGAGTATTACCTTTACAGTTTAAAGCAAGATTACGTATGAATTTATTCCGCGCGTCGTTGGCTATGAGGAACTGCATCTCATCTTGGTAAGTATGTTCCTTACAAGCTTTACGAACCTCATCTTGATACTTAAGCAGTATACAGTTGATATCGATCTTAACGACCTTACCATCATCCATAAGTTCTTTTGTAGTGGTAACCCTATGGACTGGACCAAATAGCCCTTCTAATGTTAACTGATTGATCTTCTTATTATCAATCGTACCTGTGGTACCTATACGATACTTAACATGCTGCATGCGTTCCATGATAGTAATTAACGATGTAGCTTTAAATTGGTGTGCTTCGTCTCCAACTATGACATCAAAGTTTGCAAACCATTGTTTAGGTTGAGTATAGATTGATTGCCATGTGGTGATGAGTACGTTCTTAGTGAAGTCTCTTGTAAAGCCTGAATATAGTTTCTGACAGTTCTCTTTGACTGGCCATTGATTATGCGAGGAGTAGTCTTCGAAGTCTGAGTACATCTGTTCGACTAATGACGTAGTAGGTACAACGATGATTGTCTTACGGTCCTCTTCAAGATGCCATCTCATTAGACAGTAGATCATGAAAGATTTACCTGATGCGGTAGGTGATAGTAATACGGTACGATTAAGGTTTAATGCAGTCTGTACTGCCGCGATCTGATAATCACGAGCTTCGATTGGCTGACCACGACCATACAGATCGAGATCATATATGAACTTAGTAACTTGGTCTGTTGAGTAGTTATGGAGATCTAAAGGTTTTGGATAATCATCGGTAGGATTGAACGTTAGTTCATAGTTATTGCGTTGAGCAAACTCTAAGACATACTGATATAGACCAGCGTATAATGTCTTCTTGATTAATGAATACAGGCGAACCTTACCATCCCACAGTCTAGCTTTAAACTTAGGAGTAAACCTTGCACCTGGAACTTCATATGTAAAGAAGTTCTCAAGTTCTTGTTCACATCCTGCATCTCCATAAACACGGATGTTTACTTCATTAATTTTTTCAATAGTTAATTTCATTACATTCCTGCTAGGAATTTTTTCCATTCAATACCATTCTTAAGTTGCCAATCTCTTGCTTTGATTTGCCCTAAGATACCCTCGAGTAAGTAACCCATAGTTTCTAAGTATTCTACACGAGTATTTAGATCGATCAAGTCTTTATCACCTTGAAGGAACTCGTCCATCTCGTTCTTAAGTGGTTTGATTAGTTGATATGGCTGCCATCCAAGATCTGCAAGTTCTTCTCTTGATAGCTCGCCTCTATAGTACCTAAACTTTTGTTTGCGTAATAGGTTATAGTCTGCTCGATATTTGGTTAGCTTCATCTTAACGCCAACCATAAGCTTGATATACTTTGCATGGACCTTGGCAGTTTCAGTCGATGCTTCACCCAAATGGTTATCATCGATAATACTGTCTTGCTCCCACATTGTTTGGATCTCTTCGATATTCATAATAAACTCACACCATTTAAAATTACATTATAACACAATAACTAATTAAAGTACATAGCCTATCCAATAGTATAGTATGTATAGCCAAATGATGCCGTTCCCGTCAGGTATTGGACGTCGTCTACATTGGATTGGAACTCTATTGTACCTAATGAGATAGGATGGATATCCACAAAAGATATAGTTTTCACAGGCATATTATTACTTCCTAATATGACCAATGATCCATCAGAATAGTTGCCTTGTAATGTACCGAATGCTGGGATAGCTGGCGTTGTAGTGGATGTAGTACTATTTGCTGCCGTTGTAACCAAGTTTTGGTATTGTAAGTAGTTTTGCGGGAATCCTAAACCAGCTAACCAATTCCATAATGCGATATAGTTCTTCATATCTTCGTCTATGATGAAGTTAACTGTAAGATCTGCAAAGTTGAGCAGTTCGCCTGGCACTTTATTGACTGAGAATGGTGTACCAACGTTAACGTTCTCGAGACTCATCGACGGTAATGTTACAGTCTGACAGAAGAACGAGATCTCAGGCAATTTAGTAATAGCCAACCTAAACCCGGTGGGGGATAGCGGGTTAATGTTATTTGGCATAGGGCAGTTTGGATTAGCCATAGTAATTCCTTAATGTTATATACTATTTATATGTAAAAAAAAGGGACTCTTGCGAGCCCCTTTTAGTTTTAATGTAGTTCCCTTACGGGTATTATTACATTAAGTTAGTTACTGCCACTTTTCTGTAGTAGTAGTTTTTGTTAGCTGTGATAACAGTTTGATCTGTAGTACCGTCATCTAAGTTAACAAATGGGTTAGCTACGATACCATAACGTGTCTTGAAGCCAATTTTTGGTTGGAAAGTGTTAGGATCAACAGCTCTA